GGCTTCGTCAAGTGGAATGCCTAATCTTTTTAAGGCTCCGATGTTTCCGCCAATGGCACGAACGATGCCATCGGTCACTGCAATTAGTGATTTGCCTGTGCCTGCGCTTACATCAAGGGCAAGTGCTTGCAAAGCCTGAGCCTGCTCGATGTCGCCTGTGGCTTGGGTCAACTTCTGAAGGCTTGGGATTAGCTCATTGTTGTTGATACCAACTTGCAGTTCTAAGGCATCAAGATAAGCGACAGTTGATGCAATTTGTGCATCGGTTGCGCCAACAGTATTTCGCAAAGCGGTCGCAAGTGAAATCTGCGCCTTTTGGTCTTCCATCGCGCCTTGGACTGCATCCTTGCCAAGTTTAACTGCCAGTGCGCCTGTGGCGAGCGTAGCAAGGCCGATGGCCTTGGCAATCTTCTTGCCGGCATTAATAAAATTCTTTTCAAGCTTGTTGAGGTCTTTGAGAGCTTGCTTTGAACCTTTGTCATTATAGACGGTGACAATGCGTTCAATAATTGCCATTGTCTAACCTTCTCTCTGATTCAAATTTGCATCCATCCGTGCCTGCGCTTTGTTTTCAGCATCTTTAATCGCTTCAAAGATAGCACGCTGAGCATTCTTCTTGTTGTCATCGACTGCTCTAATAAGAGCGCGACCTTTATCTTGACCCAAACCTTTAGCGGTTGGCAAGACTCCATAATATTTTTCAACTGCTTGGATAAAGTCTTGAGAGGCAGTTGGGTTTGTGGATCGTGAAGCGCGGGTTCTTGCTCGACTTGCTTTGCTTCCGCGACCGGCAGTTTCGAAGATAGCGCCTGCGGCATCGCGCTGAATCACGCCATAAGAATTGCGAACGCGTGTGGCACTTGATTTAGAACTTGGCGATGTTGATTTGATTCCTGCTTTAGCTTTGGCGGCATCAAAGCGCACAAAACTTCCTCGGCCTTGACCCTGTTGTAATGGGCCAATTAAGCCTGCGTTTTTATTCTCACGCGCCCATCCTGAAGGTCTTATGTCAAAAGGTATGTATTCGCGGGCTTGTGTGACAACCTTGCTCAAGACACCTTTGACTTCTTTATCTAATTGTTTCTTGAGGTCAGGCGCGAAACGCTCAAGGGCTGAGATAGTAGAACTTATCCCCTGAATGGAAAAGCTGTAATTTGGTGAATCCATTATTTGTTTCGCGCCTTTGCTCGTTCTTTTACATAAACGAAAATTGCTTCCAACACTCCGTCAGGGGCATCAAGCAATGCCACCGGCGAAATTCCAGACTCCACAGAGAGAGCTGCTATTTGATAGGTCAGGCTATCTCTGTGGATTCGGAAGAAGGGTCTGTCACCAAGGTCACTTCTTCAAGAGTGTCTAAGAAGTCAGGGCCAAAAGGTTTGACAACGCGACCATTGTGCTTCATCGCTGACCAAGCCAGGAAGTAGATATGCTCTAGTTTCTGCTCTTCGGCAATAAGTTTTGCCAAGCCCTTTTGATACTTCTGCTCAAACTCCACAATCACTCTTGGTCGAAGCGAATAAGTTGCATCGTTTCCATCGGTAGTGCGAACACGGATTTTTAAGCCATCCATTTGTTTCCCCCTAATTGATTTAAGATGTTGATTTTGTGATTGCGCCCGAAATAGGCCAAGTCACACTCGCAGTTGCTAACTCTCCGACAGCACCATTGAGAGGTGTCCATTCGGCAATTAGAACTGAGAAGTTGTATTTTGGATTTGTTGCGCTAACTGTTGTGTTGACAGGTCTGACCTCACAAGCGACTGCGGTTCCGAGCAACGGATAAATTGTTGCTTCGACCGAGCCTGAAGCGTAGTCCTGATGGAACTCGAAACTTACAGAGTTATCTGCAAGTCCGGCCACTCTCTTTTTTGCCGTGTCACCAAACGCCGTTGTTTCAACGATGTCAAAGGTGGTGTTTAGTGACACGCTCGCAATGTGATCCGACAAGTCGGTCGATGCGAAAGTCACAAAGGCATTAGTGAGAACAAGTCGTGCCATATTTCTACGATGTTGTCTTGGTTATTGCTCCGCTAACAGGCCAAGTCACAGATGCAGTTGCAAGTTCTCCAACTGCTCCGTTGAGTGGTGTCCACTCGGCAACAAGACAATTCATTGAATAAAGAGGATTGCTTGCACTTGTTGCACTGTTTACAGGCTTGACAGTGACAGCCGTGACTGTTCCAATTAGCGGATAAATTGTTGCTTCAACTTCTCCTGAAGCATAGTCTTGGTGAAATTCAAGACTGATTGAATTATCTGTAAGACCGCCAACTCTTGTGCGAGTGCCTGTGCTTGAAAATCCGGTGGTTTCGACCGAGTCAACAGATGAGTTGAGCGTGATTGATGCCACTAAATCAGACAAGTCAACTGCGTTGACTGTGACTAGGGCATTTGTTAGAACGATGCGTGCCATTAGTTTTTGGCTCCTTCTGATAGTGCTGGTTTGATGGTTGTTTGACTTGCTTGAATGTGGCCACTTGCAATGAGAACATCAATGTTTGCGCCTGCATCTTCTAGCTCTTTTGAGGTAAGAACCTCACCTTGTTTTTTCCCACAGACCTCGCGGCCTGACATGACCTTGTAAGCCATTTTTTCTCCTATCCCCAAATCGTGAGTCTGTATCGGTATGAGAGAAATGTGACTCCTTGTGAGTCATAGGTGCCTGCTTCGGCTCCTGTGACACGAAGAGTGTTCACTGCTCCCGACAAAGTGCGATCACTTTCTAGCGCGGTCTTGATAGAGCCAGCGCCTGTTCCTGCAAGGAAGGCATCTAACTTGTCTTGTCCTGAGCGTTCTGAAAAGCGTTGCACAATCACAAGAACATCAACTTGCGCTTGGTCTAAGCCTCGCGCGTTGTCGATGTCGAATGTGAAATCTAGTTGGCCTACAACTGCGGCAGGCGGTGTCACTGTGTCAGGGATTAAGTCATAGACTCGCAGCCCTGAAATTGTTTGCAGATTAGTTTTTAAGCCATCACGAACTTGACTTGGGTTCATACTGCCAAACCATTGTTTCTCTTCATCGGGCGCAGGAAGGCTTCCACATCAGGATCAAGTCGAGATGAAAGTCTTACAGTTCCAAGTTCAGGAGTTCCTGCGATACCAAAGGGCGATTGTTTTCGCACAAAGATTCTTGAGCTTTGAATAATGCAGGCTTGATTGACTTCAGAGGGAACAGCAGACCATCCCCACACGCCTGTTATCTTGCAGGCTTGAGGCAGGTAGTAAGGCCAAACATAACGGCCGATTGCAAGAAGTCTTGTGTAAGGCCAACCGCGCAAACTATTATTCACAGGCTCTTCCATAAAGTCAGTCGTTGCCCAAACAGTTGACCAAGTTTGATTGAATCCATCGTCAGTTGCGATTTCGCTAATCGAAACATAATCATCGACCGCAAGGCTCCAAGGGTCGTTTGGCGTGTAATAGCGAATGACCGGTGAGGCAACACTTCCGTTGGCATAGAAGAAGCGACCTGTGAAGTCGTCAATCATTCTGCTTGTGGAAGTTATTGCAAGTTCAAGCAAAGAATCATCGCTTGTGTCAGTTATCGTCAGCGATGACTTTAGTTCCGCGAGAGTCGCGTAGCCGTTGGTGATTGCCACTAGATTTCCTCTTCTTTGGTGTTTTTTGAATTGCTCGTTCTAACTTAGGCAGAGCCAGCGCCGTTTCTTTTTGTTTTAATCTTGCCATAATTTGTGGTGTTCTTCCTTGAGCCAATAAGACTTTGAATGCGGAAGTATCGCTGCGGTGTTGACATAGATTGGGAAACCTAGCGATCTGATTCGCCGGCAGAAGAGCAAGTCTTCTCCAATCCATTCTCCCTTGATAGGGCCATCCCAAAACCAACACCAATCCTTGCCTTGATTCGGGTCTGCTGCTTCGCGTATTGCTTCAAGAACGCTTCTGTGAATCATCAAGCAACCTGTGCCTGCGGCATCAATTTCAAAAACTGCGTTCTTGTCGTATTTGTAGAGTGGTAAAAATCCATCAGGTGAATCTTGAAATATCGCTGGCACAGGCTTTGGATAGGGCTTGCCTACCACGCCGAAGCCTGCGAAAACTAGACCTGCAACAACAGGTCGCTCTTTATCGTGTGCGGTGTCGCATAAGCGATCAAAGGTAAGAACATCGAGCTGCTCATCTGAATCAATCATCAGAAGCCAATCTGAATCAGTTGAGTCTAAAAAGTGCTTGACAACACGATTGCGTTGTTTAGAAAGTAAGCCTGAACCTTTGATTCGAACAAAGGGGCCAAGTTTGTCAGTGCGTGCTGATGCTAGTTGAATGAGATGAAAGGCGAATCCGCCATTGACCATTCCAGGGTCGCAAGACCCGATTGAAACTTTGTGACCTGTTTTCATTGATTCCCCCGAATCGTTGAGAAGTGTAAGAGCGCCCAAGTCGGGGGGCCTTGAACGCTCTTACACAATTTAGTTTTTCTTCTAGTAAAAACTAGAAGGTTGGTGCGACTAACCTAGAATGACGGGCTGGTCAATCCAGACCCCGACACGATCGAGTTAGCAAGTGGGTAGCCGCCCGCCGAGAAGGCTGCGTAGCCATAAACAACAGTCTTGATTGTTAGGTTTCCTGCACCTGTCGCAT